CGAAGATTTTCTGAGTGGGGCCGCAAGATGACGTCAAAGTCACCCGTCTGGCATCCGTTCACGCAGCATGCTGTATTGCCGGAGGCCGTGCTGATCTCGCGAGGCGAGGGAGCCTGGCTTGAGACGGCAGATGGCCGTCGCATCTTCGATGCGATTTCATCGTGGTGGGTTGTGACCCACGGTCATCGTCACCCGCATATCATGAAGGCGATCAAGGATCAGGCGGATCGTCTCGATCAGGTCATTTTTGCCGGTTTCACCCACGAGCCGGCGGAACAGCTTGCCCGTAGGCTCGTCGCGATCACGCCGCCGCAACTCGAATATGTTTTCTTCTCGGACAGCGGGTCGACATCCGTCGAAGTCGCACTGAAGATGGCGCTCGGCTTCTGGCGGCACAGCGGCGAGACGCGCAGCCGCATTCTCGCGTTGGAGGGCGCCTATCACGGCGACACTATCGGCGGAATGTCCGTTGGCGAGCGTGGCGTTTTCAATGCGCCGTATGATCCTCTGCTGTTTGACGTCGAGCGCATCCCCTTTCCGCAGCAGGGACGAGAGGACGCGACGTTTGACGCGTTGAAGGCGGCTTGCAGCGGCGGCGGAATCGCGGCGCTTATCGTCGAGCCGTTGGTCCTGGGCGCGGGCGGGATGTTGATCTATCCGCCGTCAGTTTTGGCCGAGATGAAACGCATTTGCGAGGCGCACGGCGTTCTTTTTATTGCCGATGAAGTGATGACGGGATGGGGCCGAACCGGCAGCTTGTTTGCCTGCGAACAGGCCGGCGTGATACCGGACATCGTCTGTTATTCCAAAGGTCTGACGGGTGGATCGGTGCCGCTTGCGGTCACGCTCTGCCGTGGTGATATCTTTGACGCGCACTACTCCACGGACCGGACCCGGACGTTTTTCCATTCAAGCTCCTACACGGCCAATCCGATCGCTTGCGCGGCGGCTCTCGCAAACCTTGAAGTCTGGGAGCGTGAGCCGGTCATGGAACGGATCGCTCAAATCTCAGCGACACATGCTGCGCGACTTGACGGATTCCGCGACAATCCGCGCTTTACGAATATTCGCCAGATCGGAACCATTGCCGCGCTGGATATCGTGGCCAGCGATGCCGGCTATATGGCTGATATGGGCCCGCGGCTTTACCGGGGTTTTCTTGATCGCGGTTTGCTGGTTCGCCCGCTCGGCAATACCGTTTATATCATGCCGCCCTATTGCTCGACGGCTGCTGAACTTGATCAGGTTTACGACGCTATTCGCCAATTGGCGGACGAAATCGCTTAAATTGGCCTCGGTTTCTAAACAGGCCGATTGCCCGAAGGCGATGGTCATTGTATGGGGTGAATGCACCGTTGCCTGCCAGCCAAAGCAGCGCCGGCGGGGCCTGTAGCTCAATGGTTAGAGCCGACCGCTCATAACGGTCTGGTTGCAGGTTCGAGTCCTGCCGGGCCCACCAACAAAACCGGGCACAACTTACATTTTCTTCTTCGGAAATTTCACTACCGCACCAGTTACCGCCCCAGATACGTCCTTCTTACGTTCTCGCTTGCCGGGGCGCTTGCCAATCTTCTCCACGGCATCCGCCATGTGATCTGGGTGATGATGGCCGTAAGTGTTGAGCAGGACCTCCAACGACATTCCGAGATAGCCAGCGGCCTGCCAAGGATCTGTGCCGGCCTGCATCAGCCAGGTCGCTGCAGTGTGGCGCAGCGTGTGCGGTGAAATGTTTCCTTCGGCCGTCGAAAGCTTCGAAAGACGGACCGCAGTTTTGAACGCGGTCTTCACCGAAGACACCGGCTTTCCGTTGAATCCGACGAAGTGCTTTGCGTCGGGCTCGATACGATGCCAGCGCCTTAGGTGAACTAACAGACGGAGAGGCAGAGGTACGGTTGGCTGTCGCTTGTTGGTGATAGCAGATCCTTGGGACCGGCGATAAAAGCGGCCTCGTTCAAGGTCCACGTAGGATCGACCAATTGCCGGAATAGGGGACGAGGCTGCTATCGCAGCCGCCCGCGTGCCCGTGTAAGCGCCTATCAGAATGAAGCGAGCGAGGTGACGAAGTGGTCGCTTATCCGTTTCGATCTTCTGCCCCTTCATCGGGCCGCGATGAACAGTCTGCACTTCGCGGTGCCGCCAGCACGTCCAAATCAGTTTGGCAGCCTCGTCGCGGGTCAACCATCGGTCGCGGGCTTGGCCTTTGGGCGGAAGCGTCACTTTTACAACGCCGCGGTGGTAGCCCTCGGCGGAGTGATGACCGATAGCCGATCGTAGGTCTTCGAGGTCGCGGCGCGCGCCGCCTCGGTTTCCCCGTTTCGTCCTGTATGATCGGCATTCGTCACCGTCGACGTCCGACAGCATCTTCGCACCCCAATAGTCATTGAGGCGACCGATGCGAGCTTTGAATTTCCGAATGGCGGCAATGCCGTCTTCAGTTTCTTCGGTGACCTTGAAGCGATCGCGCAGAGTTTCTAACGTCGCGTCTAAATAGATCGCGAGCACATCCCCGACTGGAATGATTTCTATGTCTTGAGCTTTTCGCTTCGGCTTGTGCTTCGATGCGATATAGGTGCTGAGAGCTTGCTCTGCTTCTGCAATCTCATCCTCAGTGCAACCTGTGAAGACATCCCGAGCGCCGTCCCGGATGATCCAGGTAGCTCGGTGGGTGACGTTTCCAGATTTGTCTCGTCGTTCGCCCTTGAGGTGAAGTCGGGCGCCTTTGCTTTTACGCGGCATAACTCCCGCATCTCCTCAATGTGAGCCAGCGTTGTGAAATGCTTGCCGGCGATAACTTCGACCGTTAGCCGGCCCCGTGCAATCTCCCGCCGAAGGCCGGCCAAGGTCATTCCACCCATAGGAAACGCGATCTTGACCGCCTCGGCAAGACGTAAAGGCGCATCCTGGGAAATGGGTGAACGTGCTGTATCCATCGTCAGGGTGCGCCTATGTCCTTAATTCCAGAGTCCGTGAGTGATGGTGTCCCCGAGCGTCGTTGGGCCGTCGTCGAATTTCTGACGATCAAGAGAATCATTCGCGCTGTATTCGTCGAATAACGAATGCTTGTTCTGTTTCCGGTACAACGATCTAAACTCACGAACGCGAGCTGGAATATCCTTTAGCTTTAGGCGACGCTCTCGAACGGCTATCGCCATTAGCGACCTGATATTCTCTCTTATTTCCTGTGGCAGATTTTGGGTTGCTTCATTGATGATCGGAAGCGCCTTTTCATCAAGTTTTGTGTTGTTAGAGCCGACCAGACGTTTCGCAGCCCGCTCGCTTCGCGCTGCAACTCGGTTCTTCTCGGCTAAGCTATCCATGACCTTTCCAAGCTTAGGATGCTTTTGCCGAAATGCTTTTAGCCTTGTCGTGGTGACTGAACGATTGCCCACGTAATGCCCGTTTTCTCTCCCGCCAATATTTTCATAGGTGGCGCCTTCGTGGAGACGAAATAACACGGTCCTAACAACTTCTTCCTTCAGTTGAGGACTATGACGAAGCATCAAGCTGCAAGTACGGCACCGTCTGGAGCCGCCCCACACCAGAATGTTTTCCTCTGTTAAGGGGTGCCCTCGGAGGCAGACGCTTCGCTCTGCGGCGATGCTTCCTTCGGCCAATCGCTTCATCATGGCGTAGAGCAATGGCCGCTCCACTTCCAGCCTGTGTATTGAATACGGTGTCAGGCCCTTGATCTTAAGGCCTCGAACATACTGGTGGCCTCTTTCTCCCCTCATAATGTTCGTTAGAGTTTCGCCGCCCTTCAATCGCCTGACAATAATGCGTACTTCTTGCGCCGTTATTCTTCTATTGTGAATGGACCTCTTTCTTCGTCCGCGATCACAAGTTAGGCAGGTAGCGATACCACCCTTGGTGATGCTGACATTGCCATCAGAAAGCTTGTGCCCCTTCCAGCAATGCGAAGGGAGGTCACGCATGCGAGCTGCGATCATCTGCGGATCGGGCAGCGTGTAGCGTGTCCTAGCCAGGGTGCGACAGGTTCTACACTCGGGTGACCAGCCTTTCCCCTTTCGAATATAGATATTCTCCGGGGTGAGTTCATGTCCGACTTTGCAATGTGTCTTCATTGAATTCGGCATTTCAGATGCTCCTTCGGTTGAAGACGTCGCGGCTGCGGCGCCGCTCGAAGGCTCATCCTGATTCGCGGCTCGATAGAGTCGGTCCTGCCGGGAACCAGCAGGATGAACGCGGCGGCCTGGGGCAAGAGCCGCCGCGTCCCTGCTTGCCGATGTCTGAGGGGAAAGTGACATCGGGATCACGATGCAGTCCGGTTTCGGAATTGGGAGCGAAGAAACGCATGAGCGCGTTTTATGATGGCGGCGATGCAATCCTCGTCATGGTATAGGCGATCGCCCTGAAGTCGGATCTCGGCGTACTTAAGCATTGCCAGCGCGCCATCGGTGGTCAGCGGTTTCGCCTTTCCGATCTTCTTAGACAGTCGGGCGAGCTTGAGAATGGCCGCTCGGCTCGCAGTCCGCGCGTCGGTGAGCCCAGCCTTTTTTTTGAAGCCGGTTGAAATGTGATTGCTCTCGAACGAATGCTTTCTCGAATGCCGGCTGAAGTGTAACCAGAAGGTCGAGCTCGTGCTTGTATGATACAAGTAGTAATTGGTACTCGCGGGCGATCTGCGGTTCCGAGGCTCTGCGGATGATCGCTCTCGTATCTTTGATCAAAGCACGATGGCGACGGCGGCGGTCGCTGAACGTCGAACGGACATGCGACAAAGATGAGAAATGAAACTTGAACTGATTGCCGCCGATGATGTCCCTGAGATTTTCCGGCACCGGCATGAAGAACCAGCCCTGATATTCGTCGGGTAGGCGTTCCTTTGCCTCTGCAGTTCGCGCTGAAATTTCTGTCAAGGTCTCAACAAGAGCGCCGTACTTCGTCACCGCCGCGATAACGGGATCAGCTTTCGGCCTGCGGACGCGGATCTTTGCTCCGCGAGCGATCTCGGTGATCTGAGCTTTTGTGAAGCGGCGGCGGGAGCCGGAAGACGGTAGCTGCAGCATCGTTGCTCTCCTCAACCACGCGAAATTCGGACAGCGCGATCGTCCGCGCGCTCTGTGTTGATCTTCAAGCTTTTGAGTACCGATTTTGCTCGGGAGGTGAGGGGCCTTGGATCGAGGAACGGATAGCGTCCCGGCGCACTCGCGCAACGATTCTGCACAGCATCGTCGAAGGGCAGGTACTGGATCGCATATCGAGCGTCGCCATACAGTTCCAGGCTTAGAGTGTGAAGTTCTTGGATCAGGAACGCCTGATACCTAAAGAGCAGGCCGGCACGAGTTAACTTGAGGCCTCGTGCAAGCTTGCCGACCTTCTTCTTCGCGCGTTTAGGTGCTGTCACTGCTTTGATTGCAGCCGTCAACCGTTTGAAGTACGCGCCGTCAATGTATTCCTCGATAATGTCGCTCTTCTCGTGTCCCATAGTTGCAACGACACATTCCATCTGCAGAACAACATCGCTGGCGCACGTGGCGCATCGAGAGAGGACGGCGCTGTAGATATCGCGCGCAAGACCGCAAGCATCGTCAAGTTCTGCGTCCGTCATATCTTCAGGAAGCGCCTCGATCGCAGCCAATGCTTTCCGGTGCCAGTGTGACAGCATGATGAGCGGTTGCTCCGAGAGGGAAAAGTCTTCCGGGACGTTTCCGAAGATCGGATGCGGCGGCTTCTTCACCGGTAGTGTGATCACGGGCGGATTAGTCGGCTCCTTCGCCGCTGCTGTGCCACGCTGATTTCGGATACGTCTGCTGGTCTCTGACTGCACTGAAAGCATGTTCGATCCTCGATCGGGCGCGCCGATCACGCTCCGCAGGCGATTGCGGACCAAATTGCGATGGTTGAAATGAAGAGGCTGATGGCGATTAGGTCGGTCAGGAGCCCTGAAACGACGTTCATGTGAGCGCGCCTTCTGCCGCGCGGACAACGCGGGCCTGCTCGATTGCGTCATCCATCAGTACAATGATGCTGCCTTCTGGAATGCCAGCGTCGCGGAGAGCACGCATTACTTCGCGTTCGTCACCAAGGTCGCAGGATGAGGCTGCTAGGACTCGGGCGAGGGGTTTGACGATCTGCGCGTTCATCGGCTGACCTCGCGGCCGAACACGCCGGCAAGATGCGCAAGGCCCTTCGGCGTCAGATGGACCTGTTCCTTGAGAACTTCCGGGCCGTCGTCCTGCGGCACCGTGTGATATTTATGGACGAGCAGACCGGCACGAAGCTTGTCGGCGTATCCGATGTCGCGCTTCGAACCGGCACGGCGGAAAATCCATTTGTTGGCACGAAGCCAGGCGAACACATCCTTGATCGGTTTATCCAACCGCTTCGCCGCATCGCTGATCAGGATCATTTCATCGGCGGCGGTCAGGCGGTCCAGCGCGACGGCCTTGGGCTCGAGGACAGCAACCTGCCGCTCAGCGATATCGCGGCGTTCGTACTGCTCAGCCCATGCGCGGGCGGCGATGGCTGGGTTCGAGAAGTCGGGTAGGAGGGCCGGCACCGTGCCTTTGGCGCGACGCTCGCATTCGATGAAGTATTGACGGACTTCTTTGCCCTTCGGGGATCGCTCGACCATGGCGAGTTCTTTCGCCATGTCGAGGGATACGGCGTACTCGGTGCGAGGCGCACCTTTTTCCGTCTTTTCCGAATAAGAAACGAAATCAGAGCCTTGGGTGAAATCGAATTGGCGGATGCGATCTCGCATCCATGTGGCGAAGTGATCGCCGTTGCCTAGGGCTGCGTGTAAATCGCGCGCATCAACCGCCTGTGCGGTGCTGGCACCGATCTGGCGGACAATGACTGCTGGAAATGAAGACGACATGGTGGACTCCCGAAGATTCGGAAGTCCATTATTTCCATATTCGAAAATTACGCAAGAAATAAATTTCGATATTAGAAAAAATCACGGCAAAAGTTCGTCTAGAGGTATTATCCTACGGATTGCGGAAAATTCGCCGGTAGGAAAGTGCAAAGTCATCCTTGAGGAAATCAAGTCGATGGAGACGTCTGTGCCATTCCGCTCTACCAAGCGGCCCACGTAAGCTGATCGCATGCCGCTAGCATTAACCGGGTGTCCCTCGATGATGACGTATTCCGCTATCGCGGGTGATCGCTCAACGTCGAATATGATGAGCTCACCGTCGTTATATCTTGGGCTAGCTGATGCCCCCACCATGTAAATTGCTGCAATTTTCCTAGCGAGCAGGATCGTCGGGGGGCGAAGTTTAAGGCCCATGACTTGGGGGCCGACGATGAAAGATTTATCGTTACCCGGGGTCGTGTGAAAGATGTCCACGTCTCTCGGGTTTCGTATCCCCTTCACCTCGGGTCCCGTCTCGTCCAGTTCCATGGTGCTTAGGCGCCGCGCTGCGGCCAGCGCCTGCTGATCGGTCAATCGCGGTCGGTCCGTTTCTCGATTCAGTTTGATCTTTCTATCCGGGAATAATGATTGGACGAGCTGAATCTCGATTTCCGGAGGCGACTGGAAGAACCTCTGAGCCAGGAACAATTCGCCAAGGTCAATTTGGCGCTGCTTCGTCAAGATCTTCGATAGCGCGGAAGCGCTAATATTCATGGCTTTTGCCAAGTCGCCTTTGGCGGCTCCTGTTCGTGTCAACTCGGACTGGATGTAGTCCAGCGCAAGTTCATTGGCGCGTTTCTTTTCGGTCATTTTTTCATACTTCGCAAAAATTCAGTGATGGCAACATCCAAAATCGAAAATACTATTGCGATAATTTCTAAAACGGAAAATAATGCGGCCTGATTTGCGAGGTCGTTCCTATGAAGTTGACCATTCCGGCAGAGCCCGCTGCCAGCATCATAAAGAAGCTTGGCGGGGAGATGGTTGTGTCTCGCGTGACCGGAACCAAAAGGGTTGCTCCCTATCGTTGGTGTTATTCCCGCGAGCGCGGCGGCACAGGCGGACTCATTCCGCAGCGGCACCATCGTAAAATTCTGGAATATGCGAGAGAGAACGGAATTCCCCTGACTTCAGACGAATTTCTCCCGCCCTTAACCGCATCGCCGGATGATACAGAGGCGAAAGTCCTCGCCACCGCACCAGAACAAGCAGGTGCCGCATGAGCGGAATCGCCGGCGGTCGTGTTCCTGAGATCATTTTATTCCTGCCCGGGTCATCGCGCCTGCGAGGATACGGGCAACATCTTGCTGTGTTTGCACTGCGACGTCTGCCAGTACTTCCGCATGCGCCTCGTTCTCCGCTCGTAGGTGGTCTGTCTTGCCGGCCACGCGAAGGATTTCAGCGATGAGGTCGTTGGCATTTTCTCCCTCAGAATGCAGCACCCTTGCCCAAAGCAGTTCGAGCATGAATCGATGCGCGTTCAGGGACGCGGCAAAAGAGCGGTCATCATCAATCATTTCAGTCTCCGTTGTTGGTCTCGACAACCTCAACGAAGAACGCTCGCCCGGTGAGTCGCAAGGCCCATCGGGCGCGTGCGCACCACATTCGGGACTTTGTGAGTGCGTCGCTGCCATCAGTGCACCGAGAACCCGAGCGCTCGGTGGTAGAGCCGCCCGTGTAGCTGCGTCATCTCTCGATCCCAATTCTGAAATCGGCGGATTGCCTCAGCGCGTTCATGGGCTGGGCGGTCGTGACGTGATGCCGTCGCCTGTCGGCGGCTGACGTTCTGCGCTGTCCGGCGTCCGCGCTGGGCTGCTGTTGTTTGCGTAGTTCGCATCTCTAACCCCGTGCTGGTGAGCAATTCGATGCCCAGAGCCTATTCAGCGAATATCGAGATGGCAAAAAATGGGGGTGGCGGATCGTGCACCAATCCTTTGTCATCGTGCACCATTTCGCAGCAGATATCGGACCTCTTCAGATCTCTTCACCCGCTCAAGACGTGGTCAGTTATAGGCGATTTACTTGGCCTTTCTGAGCGCGCCGCGAAGTATCGGGTGGCGGGAACGCGGCCATACACAGTCGACGAATTGCGGACCATTTTACGCAGCGAAGACGGGCTCGAGTTCTACGAGATGCTGATGGAGGGATGCGAGTCCGAAGGTTGGAAGTGGCTCTCGAAAGAGATTCGGCTCTCTAAGGCGCGACGCAAGCAGGCCGAAGCCGAACAAGAAGTTCTCTCGTTGGAAGACGCGCCTGTCGACCCGCGGACACGGCGCAAGGTCAGAAAGTTTCACAATGCCAACCGAAATCTCAACACCGCGTTTGCTCAAACGGAAACTGCCCTGGGCTTTTCGCGGCCGGACCCTGTTCGCGGTATTCATAGCCCCGTGGCTGAAGCCGGAAGGAAAGCCAAAGCCGCCGCCAGCGCCGGTCGAGCAACCGGAGGGCGACCGCGATGAAGGGCGGTAACGTCTATTTCATTGAGTGCGCGGGGCGCATCAAGATCGGCTTCTCGACCGACGTGAAAAACCGGATGTACCAATTAGCCACCTCGGCGCCTAGCAAGCTGACGTTGATCGCCACCATCAGCGGAACGTATCAGCTTGAACGCGCGGTCCAAAAGCATCTTCTACCTCACAGGGTAAAGGGTGAGTGGTTTCACGACTGCGTCCCTGTGCGGACGGCGATCGATGACCTTGTCGCCCGGGGTCCATCCGCTATCGGGCATGTGGAGAAAGAACGCAAGCCAACCGCCGCAGCGTCGGCGGCGCAGGTAGCAATCACGAACGTCATAAAGCAGAAGCGTCCCTACGGGACGAGGCCATTTGAATTGCTTAGCGAGATTTCGGGCATCAGCGAACGCGTGGCCAAAAAGCGGCTATCAAACCACTCTAGCTATACGGCCGAAGAGCTTCAGAAATTGATCCAAAGTGAAGACGGCTGGGACTACCTCAAAGCTCTCATGGCGGGGGATAAAAAACCGCGCTGGTGGGCAGACTCTCTGGCCGCAGAGAAGGTGATCGCCAAGCACGCCGGTATGCGCGCAGGAGGACGACGCTAATGAGCCGTCCATGGATGCCCCTCTACATCGCGGATTACCTCGGCGACACCCAGCATCTCAGTACTCTGGAGCACGGTGCGTACCTACTGCTGATCATGCAGTATTGGCAGAAAGACGGCTTGCCCGACGACGAAGTCCAACTGATGCGCATCGCCCGGATGAGTCCGGAGGAATGGACGAGTGCTGCACCAGTGCTTCAACGTCTGTTCAAGCAAGGGTGGAAGCATCCGCGCATCGACGCTGAACTAGCGTTGACGGATGAGAAGATCGAGAAGAAGTCGCAAGCAGGCCAAAAGGGCGGGAGAGCCTCCGCTTTGGCGCGAAAACAAGCAAAAGAAGCAAAGCTACAAGCAGAACGCAGGCAAGCGTCAACGGATGCTGTAAGCACAGGTTCAACCAGTGGTGCAGCAAAATTCAACACATCTACAACCACCAAAGAAGATTCCGTTCCTACGGAACGGACGCCGGTGGCGTCGTCTGATCCCGAAAAGGAATTATTCGATCGTGGAAAGCAGGTTCTCGGCAAGAGCGCCGGTGGCGTGATCGTCAAACTCGTGCACGCTAAGGGCGGCAACGTTGCACTGGCTCGAGCTGCGATCGAGCAGGCGTCAACGAAGCAAAGCCCCTCTGAGTACATCGGCGCAGTTATCCGCGGTGGCGCCGGGCCTCCTGCGTTCGCTTCCCGAGAGACGAACGGCTTCGCGGAAATCGCAAACGGTAATCAACAAGCGAGTGACGGCTATGGATCTGACCACCGTATCATCGATGTTACCCCAAATCAGTCCGGAGGATCGCACGGCCCTGACCGACGCAAGGAGTTCGCTAGTAGGTGACGTCCTGACGCGCCCGCTCGAGAACGACGTTCGTCAGCGCCTGCAGTCATTTGTCGGATCGGCGAATAGCCTCGCTTCAATGGTTGCGACGGATGCGCAAATCGAATCCGAAATCGCCGGGCTGATGATCAGCTTCCGTTCGAGCCGAACGATCTCGGCGGGGGAGGCACAAGCCACCGTTCGCGAATATGGCGCCATCCTGAAAGGTCTCCCTGTCTGGGCGATCAAGGAAGGTTTTCGGCGCGTGAAGAGCGGCGAAGTGGAAGGTGTGAGCCTCGATTTTCCGCCCTCTGCGGCGCGGCTGAAGACGGTGGTCGTCGAAGTCATGCGGCCGATGCTCGCAGACCGGTACGCTGCCCGGACGGTTCTGGATGCGCGGATTGCTGCGCCGGAAAATCGGCAGATGGCGGATCGGGTTGAGCGCCTCACGCGCGCCGACCTGCTGAAAAAATACGGGCCGAACTACGGCATCGGCGGCATGACAGCCAACGAGATCGAGAAGCTGCGAAATCAACCCCCGCCGATGCGCGCGACGATGACCACTGAGCAGGTGCTCAAACACTATCAGAGCCACGGACTTGCTTTCAAACCGAAGGCAAAGACGGTTGCTGATCCAGATGAGATCGAAGGGGCAGCATGAGGAAGATCGCTCTTCAGCAGAACGGAAGCAGGTACGAGCGATTGATCACGCTCGCGCGTCGATGCGAGCAGACGAGGGCGCCCAGTCAGTCGATCGACGAGGCTATCGCCCTCGAGTTTGGATGGAAATACGACGAGAAGTCGAAGACATGGACATCGCCGGATCCTAAGCAGCCGGTTCGCATTCACGCACCGTTCTTCACCTTAGTGATGGAGCATACTCAGCAGTTGTTGCCGACCGGGTTCTTCTGGCGAGGTGGTACATGCCATGTCAGCAGTGAGGTCACAGTCTGTCCAGATCACAACGACCCACTGCATCGCGAACGGCTTATGAAAGAATGTCCCCCGGCGGATGCAATTTGGAATGACGGCATCGAGGTCGAGCTTCGCCCCGGTGGTGATGCTGCATTCGTGTTGGCCTTCACCGCAGTTTGCTTGCGGGCCCAGGCGGCGCTGGAGGGCTGGCGTCCATGAAGTGGAAAGAGCCGGGAAAGGGCGTTAGCCGAACTGAGGATGGACCGAAGCGGATCGTCATCGGTTTTGATTCCGAGACCTTCGATCAGGTTCGCGAACTCGCGAAGAAGTCCGGGACGAGCTTCGCCGAGCAAACGCGTCAGCTCGTGGAGTTCGGACTTGAAACCGTGGAGAGCGCGAAGTGAATGACGCGCTATACCGTTGGCACATTCTGATTTCGGAGCCGGGGCAAGAGCTCAAGGCGGGTGACGGTCTGAAGGCTCGCAACTTCGAGCAGTACGTCCCGAAGATCGCTCGGGCTCAGCGGGCAGGCCGCGGCGCTGTTCGCATCGTGCCGAAGCCCATGTTCAACTGCTACGTCTTCGCCAACCTGCAGATCGGCGCTGAACCGTGGGAGACGATCCGGGCGATCCCGGGCATTCGCGACTTCCTGCAGATCGAAGGTCGGCCAGCGTCTCTTCCGGATCCGGCATTCGATCTCATCAGGATGACCGAAGCAGACATTGAGATGGAGCGCTGCCGGCAGTTCAATCGGCCGCCAGCTTTCGAAATCGGTCAGAGGGTGGTGATCCCAAAGGGCCCATTTTCCGAGCTGATTGGCCGGATCAAGTCCATGAAGGGTGACCGGGCAGAAGTGTTGCTTGAAATGGCGATGATGGGGCGAACGGTCGCTAAGGTGACTTTAGCCAACCTGCAGGCGGCATAGCTTCACGGACGCACAAGACGGAACTCACGCGAGACTTGTTATTTGGGTCTCAGAGGACCCGATTATGAAAGACCACTTCCTTTTAATGGCATCGATTCTCGCCGTCCTAGCTGTGACGTTGCAGACTGTCACGTCGATCAACGCTTTGAGGGTGATGAAACTGGCGACCGCAAGCATTCCCAGTTCAAATGGCCAGGCAATCGTAAAGTAGGGAATACACGCATGCAGCGAGAAAAGCCGAACGATGATCCGCGCGAGCGGACGGACAAAGAGACCTTTAAGCAGACCGATAAGCCTTGGAAGGGGCCCGTGGAGAAGGAACAGCAACCGGGAGGGCTTTCGGAAGACGACCTCGAGCGGTGGCACAAGACCAACACCAATTAGGCCGAGCCACATCAAATCCATGAAAAGGGCGCAGAGGTGCTGCTTGAGATGGAACCTGGCGCGGGTCAGATTGGCTGCCTTGCGAGCGGGTTAGCGTGAATAATTAACTTTTGATTTACCATCTAAGTTCATGATAATTCGACACTTTACAATGTTCTCTATTTGTTCTATTGTCGTCTTCCGCCACCTGCGAGCCAAAAGCCTAGGATAGGAGTTGGTGAGAAAAGCTGGTGATGACTCGACGCTTCGATTCGACGGACTCGAAGCACGCAGATAGGGTTTTTCCCATGAGTTTACTTGCCCGAATGAGTACAGGTCCCGCGGTCTCTGCGGTCTCGCCCCGTTTAGAGTTAGGGGCGTATGAGGCTTTATGGCTCGAAAAGGGCGCCACTTTTAAAACGATCGCCGAAAAATTCGCGGCTGATCCGATGGCGATGCCATCTGATTTCGTCTCGCGACCGATTGCAGAGGCTCGAGCTGCTGAGACGCTCACGAAGCTCTCGAAGGCGGGCGTTTCTCGGTTCGGCACTCGACTCAACCTGACTGGCAATTACCCGGCTAAGCTTCGCGACGCCCGATATCCAGTTGAAATGCTCTACTTTCAGGGCACGTGGGAGTTGGCCGAAACTCGCAGCGTCGCTGTTGTCGGCAGCAGAAATGCTAGCGATGAAGGAAAGCGTCGCGCGGGAAGGATTGCGCGTGCCTTGGTCGAGAAGGGGTTCACTGTTGTTTCCGGTCTTGCTGCTGGCATAGACGCGGCGGCTCATACAGCGGCGATTGAAGCTGGAGGCCGGACAGTTGCGGTTATCGGCACTCCGATTGGGGTCTATTACCCAAAAGAAAATATGGATTTGCAAAGACAAATCGCAGAGGAATTTTTGCTCATTTCGCAAGTCCCAGTCCTGCGCTATGCCAGCCAGCACGTGCCCCAGAACAAGCTCTTCTTTCCAGAGCGAAACGTGACAATGAGCGCTCTCACTGAAGCCACCATTATTATTGAAGCGAGTGACACAAGTGGAACCTTAACCCAAGCGCGGGCAGCGCTGCAGCAAGGCAGAAAGCTTTTCATTCTCGATTCGTGTTTCGACCGCAAAGACATTTCATGGCCAGCTGCTTACGAGAAGAAGGGTGCTATTCGAGTTCGCGCGCCGCAAGATATCTGGAGCGCGCTCGGTGACGCTACGTCTTCAAACGATTGATGATACAAATCGGCACGATCACTTCTACCTCACGCCAGAAGACGAATGCTATTTTCTGTACGAGTACACGGCCGGTGTTGGCTGGCGTGGCGGCGACACCAATCAGCTGATTCATAACCTGAAAAAGAAAAGAGGCGACGGAGGTTATCATTATAAAGCCGGCGCGATCGATAGTTGCGCTAAAGCCTTCTCCCATACCATCAACGCGCAATGGCTCGGCAATTCGATTCTCATTCCAATTCCTCCCTCAAAAATTAAGTCCGATCCAATGCATGACGATCGGATACTCCAAATTTGCAGCCGGATCAGAAAGCCCAACCAACCCAACGTCCGAGAACTGATCGAGCAAATCAATTCAACGGATGGGTTTCACGAGGGCCAGAGAAAGAAACCCGAAGAGTTGAGGGAAAACTATAGGTTCAATACGGACTGTCTTGTGGACTTGCCAGGTAGTGTTGGTGTGGTGGACGACCTGCTGACGACAGGCTCCCATTACAGAGCTGTCAAGGATATGATCCTTGAAAAGTCGCCGAAATGCCGGGTCGTCGGATTTTTCGTTGCTCGTCGAGCAATTCCAAATCCGTTTGGAGCGGTCAGTATCGAAGATCTGCTCAAGTAAAGTCCCACTCGTCACACGGCTTCCGCCTCGTGGCTTTCACAGCAAAATTCGCTGAAGTGAATCACTTCGCTGGCGGGCTGAGTTATCTTCTCTGCACGTCAACGGCTGCTTCGAGCAGTCGCTATCAGATGCAGATAAGTGGACAGCGACGATGCATCTGACATCGAACTTTCGAGGACGCAATTTCCCCACCGTGGGAATGGGACGCGCGGAGCGTCTTTGATACGTCTGTTAGCGCACTCTGCGCCTAACCACGCGCTCAACGACTTTGTCGCACCATCAGTTGATCACCCAAATGCGGGCCAGTAAGGTGGACCGGCTTAAAAAGGGGGGGGTGAAAACGTTGCTTGGGCGATTAATAGTGATGACCCACGGTGATACGCAATGAACCTCACAGGTGGGCGTACAACTCTCATTCTGAATGTTTGCGCGTTGATAGCGGCCTTCGCTGTGAGCGTGGAAGGGACCTTCATCGACTATCGTGTTTTCGGATGGGTTCGTCCATCCGTTTGGCTGTTTGCCTTTGCCCCAGCGATCACCATGTTTTTGGTCAGGAACAAAGTGTTTTCCATCGCTTTCCTGTCCCTCTACGTCGCCCTAGCCATTCAGATGTGTTTCCAAGCGTGGAGCTTGTACTCGGGCCTCTATAAGGACCGCGGCGCAAAAGATCCTCTGGGGTACCTGGGAATTTTCTTCGTGTTCTCGCTCGTCTGTTTAGCGATCTATGGAGCGTTTGTTTCACTGCGCTACATTGCTTATTTGTGTGCGGATAGTTCTCGCCGATCGAAGGGGTAATCCCTGGCAGACGCCCGCGACCGTGACGCCAAGCGCAGAGAAGAGAACCCTTATCGCAAGTGGTACGACCTGCGCATATGGCGCGGCCCTGCGGGGCTCAGGCGACAGCAACTCGCTCGTCAGCCATTGTGTGAGCGTTGCCTAACTCAAGGCAAGACGACACCAGCGACCACGGTCAACCATCGCAAGCCACATAAAGGCGATTGGTCTTTGTTCATTGATCCTCTCAATCATGAGAGCACATGCAAGGACCACCATGACAGCACGATCAAGGCCGAAGAGAACCGAGGCTACACCATTGGCACGGACATCAACGGTCGACCGATTGATCCTAACCATCCATGGAATGCGAGGCGCGTCCCTGGGGGGTAGGGTGGGTCAAAAGTCTGGACCTAAGGGAGTACCTACCGCATGGGAAGCTCCCTTCGCACCGAAACGAAATTTCAGAGGGGAGGGTATCGGCCCTCTGATACATGACAAATTCACCATTCCCTACAATTGAAGGCGGCGACGGCACTCCACCCGAGCCAGATTGGCGCTCACTTTACGCGGTCGAAGATGACATCGCGCTTGCCCAGCAACAGTGGGGCGAGGTGATCCGGGAAATGCGCGAGGCGGGAACGTTGACGGCCTCGAACGGCCATTCGATCCGCCGGCTGATCGAGTTTCGTGTTCAATACGAGCGGATGGCCCGACACGTCGCCGAGCATGGCCCGGTGATCAAGGCGAAACGTAGCAAGGTCCCCCAATACAATCCCCACTGGATCGTGATGCGCCAGGCCGACGAGAACATTCGGGTCGCAGAGGCAGAGCTAGGCATATCGCCGGTCCGCCGCGGCAAGGCGACAAAGGTGGTACGTGGTAAAAAAGCCCCGCGCGCCGCGGATAATTTCCTCAAGGCAGTACCCAAGTGATCCGGTCACCGCGTTCGCGCGGGATCTGGTCGACGGCAGAATCGTAGCGGGAGACCTGCAGCGGTTCGCTGGCGAGCGGCACCTTCGCGACATCGTCGACGGCGAGAGCCGCGGGATATTCTGGCGGTACGAAGAGAAAGCCGCCCGAGCTGTCCAGTTCTTTCCCTCGGTTCTAGCCATCACGGCCGGACCGAAGGCTGGTCAGCCATTCGATCTCCTGCCGTGGCATCTCTTCAGCGTTGGTTCGTTGTTCGGATGGCTCACATCTTCAGGCAGGCTGCGGTTTCGAAACGGTTGGTTCGAAACAGGAAAAGGCCAGGCGAAGTCGCCCGTGATGGGCGGAATCGGAATTTACATGATGGGTTACTACGGCGTGCCGCGCGCCGAGGTGTATTCCATCGGCCAGGACAAGGCGACGGCGAACGTTCTGTTCAAGGATGCCGTTGCGATGTGCCGGGCAAACATCCCGGGCGCCGAAGAGGACGAGACAGACACTCTTGAAAGCCGCGGCGAGGTGGTTATTCGCGGCGAGGGCGACAACGCCTGGAAGATCGAGCATCCGGAGACGCAATCAAAGTTTCAGGCGCTGGCGAACGGGGAGGCAATCTCCGGACCTCGCCCTGTCGCCGTGCTCGCGGACGAGATCCACGAGTTCAAGACCATTTACTCGATCGAGACATGGAAGCGCGCCATCGCCAAGATGGCCGGTGACGCGTTGATGCTTCTCGGAACAAATACGCCGGCATCGACACAGCTTGTCGGAACCGAGCTCTCGGACTTCTATCAGGCGGTACTCCGCGGGAAGGTCACCGACGACGAGGCTTTCGCGTTCATTGCGCGGGTAGACAAAAAGGATCACGACAAGGTTTTCGAGGATGAAGCCTGCTGGAAGAAAGCACTTCCCGCGCTAGGCATCACTTTTCCCGTCGAGAACATTCGCGGAGAGGTCAACACTGCGAAGCAGCTGGCGTCGACGGCTCTATCGGTCAAGCGGCTTTACTTCGGCATCCCGACGGGCGTCGAAGCCTTCTGGATGGATGACGAACAGGCCTGGATGAGCGTTCAGGGCACGGTCGATCCATCGAAGCTCAAAGGGCGAAAGTGCTGGCTTTCGCTGGATCTCTCGAAGAAGAACGACCTGACGTCTTTGTCAGCGGCATGGGAAGCCGATCCAGAGAATGACGAACCGGCGCTTCGGCCGATACAGGTGAAAACTTGGTACTGGACGACAAAGAATGGTCTCGTTGATCGAGCTCGCCGCGATCTCGCTCAATATGTCGAATGGGCTGACAGCCCGGACATCGATTTCACCGCCCTCAACGGATCGACGATCGACAAGACATTCGCCGCAAAACAAGTCGACGCGTTGACTGCAGAGCACGAGGTCCAGTTTCTCGCCTTCGATCCTGCCGGAATGGCCGACTTTATGACGGCCTGCGAAGAGATCGGGCTGGCAGTCTGGAAATTCGAAGGTAACGACAAGCCGGAAGGCGAGGGCCTTAAGCTCGTCTCGCATGCGCAGGGCAAAAAGCGCATGTTTGAACACCGTCAATTAACGATGCCGACGTCCATCGAAAAGCTCGAGGACGTCATTCTCGAAAATAAGATCGTCATCGACAATTCGCCGGTCACCACCATGTGCGCCGGAAACGCAAAGGTCGACTCTGATGGTCAGGATAATCGCTGCTTCGACAAGAAGCGATCGCGCGGACGTATCGACGGAATTGTCACCATCGCGATGGTTGTCGGTGCTGCATTCATGACGGAAGACAAGGGGCCTGACTATGATGAGTGGCTTCAGGATGCCTTGGCGAGCCGATAAATGAGTGTTCTTTCTCGTTGGTGGTCTAAACCTGCCTTGAAAGTGCAGGACCCGGAAAATTCTCGTCGAGGAAAAAGCGACACCTGGACGGGCTATGACGTAGGCCCGGATTCGGCCATGCGCATGTCGACTTGGTGGTCCGGCATTCGACTCTACGGCGAAACGATCGGCGCGTTGCCTTGTGCGGTATATGAGAGGCAGAAGGACGGCAGCAAGCAGCCGAATGCTGATCACTGGCTCTATACCATCGTTCACGAGAGCCCGAATGCTGATCAAACCGCTCCCGAGTTCTGGGAGGGGCAGGTCGTCGACCTCTGCGTTCACGGAAATGCGTATTCCCTCAAAGATAAGCGTAGCGATGGATCGATCATATCCCTGACGCCCATACCGGCCGATCCGCGAACGATGAATCGGCGCCGCGATCAGTTTGGTACGATCCGCTACTCGTTCACGCTTCGCGGCAAACAATACGTGGATCTTACGGAAGATGATGTCTTCCACATTCGTGGCTTTGGAGACGATGGCGAAGGAGGAGGTCTGTCAACGCTCTCTTATGCAAGACAAAGTCTCGCATTCGGAGAGGCTATAGCTGCATCGGCGGGAACGTACTTCCGCAATGGAATGAAAAATTCGATCTTCTTTACCCAGCCGCCGGGCGGGAAGGCGATGTCGCCAGATCAGCGGAAAGATTTTCGCGCGGCGTTCATCGAGCCGTATCTCGGTGGTGAGGGCCTAAACGCCGGACTTCTCGAACATGGGTTTGACGTTAAGTCAGTAAGCCTGCCGCCAAAGGACGCTGAAATGCTCCTGACTTGGCGTTTCAGCATTGAGGACCTTTGCCGCTGGCTTCGCATCCCGCCCGTACTTGTCGGTCATGCCGCGCAGGGTCAAACGATGTGGGGATCCGGCATCGAGCAGATCATGCTCGGCTGGTATGTCCTCGGCCTTCGGCCGTATCTGACGCGCATCGAACAGGCAATCAAGAAGCGGCTGTTGCCTCCGTCATTGCGCGGAAAGATCTACGCGGAATTTCTGTTCGAGGGTCTATTCCGTGCTGACAGCGTCGGCCGAGCCGCATTGCTCGCCTCACTAGGTCAGAATGGCTACATCACGCGAAACGAAGGCCGCGCCATGGACAATAAGCCGCCGATGCCTGGCGGCGACGTGCTGACCGTTCAGTCGAATCTCGTTCCGCTCGATCAACTCGGAAAAGCGCCCGGGGGCTCTTCAGAGCAACAGCTTCGATCCGCGCTGATGAACTCGCTCTTCGGCGGGGACCTTGAGTCGGCCATCGAGGCAAAGATGAAATCAGTGATCGGTCACAACCGTGGCCCTCGTTTCGATGAGGACGAAGTAGCATGAAGACGAAATCATTCGCTTTCAAGGTCAAGGCTGCTGACGACGAAGGTCAGATCGAAGGGTATGTCTCGGTTTTCGGCGTGCGGGATAGTTACAACGAAGTGGTGATGCCCGGTGCATTTGCGGACAGCCTCGCGAAACACAAACGCGAAGGCACGAATCCACTCATGCTGTGGCAGCACAACCCGGACGAGCCAATCGGTGTATGGAATGAGCTCAGCGACGACGGCACGGGTCTGAATGGAAAAGGTCAGCTTTTGAAGGGTGTGAAGCGAGCGGATGAAGCTTTGATCATGCTCAAGGCCGGCGCGATTCAGGGTATGTCGATCGGGTATCGTGAAGTAGACGTAACGCCGGCGGACGCGACCAACCCGCGCAAACTCCTGAAGCTGGATTTGCTCGAAGCTTCAATCGTCTCGTTCCCCGCCAATCGCCGCGCTCGCGTCGACAGTGTGAAGTCTGAAGGCCGGTTCGCGAATTTCGCGCAGCGCCTGCGCGATGGCGATCCACCATCAATCAAAGAATTTGAGGACATCCTGCGAGAGGCAGGCGTCCCTAAAGCCATGGCCGTACAGATCGCCTCTGTCGGTTATGCGAAAGCCGTTCGGAGTGATTCCGAAGGTTCAGAGGCGATCGTCAAATCCATGGGTGATGCCATAGCATCGCTCAAAGCCATCACGTCCAAAACCTAAAGGACAAGGACATTCCAATGAAACGTTTCTCTCCCTGGGCGGGTTTTGCCGCCATCGTTGCAATCGCCGTAGTGGCGGTGCTCGCCTTTGACTTCTCGATGGCTGCGCAGGCTCACAGTCTGAGCATGTACGCCGCTGAAGGCGCGGCCGGTATGGTTGTGCTGGAGAAGCAGATCACCGACCTAGCTGGGCAACTCAAAAATGCCGCCGACGAGGTGAAAAAGTCCGCAGAGACAACCCAGACGGAACTGAAAAACCTCGGTAAAATCACCGAGGAGACCAAGAAGTCTGCGGACGATGCGCTCATCAAGCATAATGAGCTCAGCGAACAGGTGAAGGATCTTGAGCAGAAGATGTCCCAGGTCCGTTTGGGCGGTTCTCAACCGAACGAGCGCCGCAAATCCCTGGGCGAAAGTGTCACCGATAGTGAAGAAGTTAAGTCGCTCATGGCGAGTCCTACAAAGCGAGGTAGGGCGGTTGTGAATGTAAAAGCAATTATCTCCGGTTTGACGACCGACGCGGATGGATCGGCCGGCGATCTGATCGTTCCTCAACGCGTGGACGGCATTGTGACCCCGCCCGCACGGCGAATGACCATCCGTGACTTAATCACCCCCGGGCGAACGGGAAGCAGCGCCATCCAGTATGTCAAGGAGACGGGCTTCACGAACAACGCAGCCACGGTAAGTGAAACGAGCGGAGCAATGAAACCTCAGTCGGATATCAAATTCGACTTGGTCAACGCATCAGTCACGACAATTGCCCACTTTGTTTTGGCGACGAAGCAAATCCTGGACGATGCGCCACAGCTCCAGTCATACATCGATGGTCGTCTGCGATACGGGCTCATGTACGTTGAAGAAAACCAACTGCTCAACGGAAGCGGTGCCGGTACGGATCTCAACGGCATCTACACGCAAGCCACAGTGTACAATCAGCCGATAGCGCCAACAGCCGCTGGTAATCTTACCAAGATTGATGTCGTGCGTCTCGCCATATTGCAGGCGGCGCTGGCTGAATACCCCGTCACTGGGATCGTCATGCATCCGTCCGATTGGGCGGACGTTGAACTGACAAAGGATGACAAGGGCGCGTACATCTTCACCAACCCACAGAATGGCGCAGAGCCCCGTCTTTGGCGCTTGCCCGTTGTTGAAACGCAGGCAATGTCGCTTGATCGCTTTCTGGTCGGTGCCTTTCGTCTCGGCGCTCAAATTTTCGACCGCGAAGATGCAAACGTCGAGATTAGCACTGAGGACGGCGATAACTTCAAAAAGAACTTGGTGACGATTCGAGCCGAAGAGCGATTGGCTCTTTCAGTGTACCGTCCGGAAGCCTTCGTGAAGGGAACCTTCACCGCGGCACTCGGCGCCTAAGCTGCGAGCAGATTGCGAAAGCGAAGCCCGTCGGGAAGCCGGCGGGCTTTTTCGTTTCATAGAGTAAGGGCAGTTAAATCATCGGAGCAAACAATGAAGCTCAAGGCACTCGATCAATTTCACATCAGCTCCGTCAGCGCCGACACGCTGAAGCCAGGGCAGGAATTTCACGTTAGCGACTCGTTCGGCCAAGAGCTTCTGAAGAAGCATGCAGGCAAGTTCGAATGTCTCGACGTTCCAGAGGCCGAGGAGGCAACAGTGACGGAAGACGAGAAGCAGAAATCGGAGCCTGCTCCGCAAAACAAGGCCGAGGACGCGCCAGCGAACAAGGCAGACAACGGAAAGAAAGGCAAGGGCGACAAGTAAGTCGCTAGCCTCAACACTTACAGGCGCGCCGCGCCAATCAGGAGAATGACAATGCGTCGTTTCAAAGTGTCTTTGACCACGGACGGGAGCGGAAACGCGACTGCTTTTTCGCCACGCATCGCCGGCAAGATCCATAGCGTTCAGTATGTGAAGGACGGGACCAACGCCTTCACGGATGGCGTCGATTTCACCCTTACGGCCGAGGCCACAGGCGAAAGCATCTGGCAGGAATCAAATGTCAACGCTTCCGCTGTGCGTTATCCCCGAGCACCGACGCATTCGCAGGCCGGCGCCGCGCTCCTGTACGCAGCGAGCGGAACTGCCGTCAGCGATAAAATCGCGCTTGCAAGCGATCGTGTGAAGGTCGTGGTTGCGCAGGGCGGCGCGTCGAAGAACGGCGCAATCCACGTCTTGGTTGACTGATGCCGCTTGTTCAGGTCACGGCGCCGGCCGAAGAGCCCTTGAACGCGACTGAGGTGAAATCTCGCCTTAGTATCGGTTCAGAGGTGTCTGATGATGTCATAGAGGCCTTCATCACGGCCGCGCGCCAGACCTTGGACGGGCGCGACGGTCGGCTTCAGCGCTGTCTTATGCAGCAGTCATGGAAGTTGACGATCGACAGCCGGTTTCCGTGCGAGCCGATCAAGATACCGCTGCCGCCGCTGATCAGCATCGACTCTGTTCGATACGTTGATCCAAACGGGGCATGGCAAACGGTAGCAGAAGAAAATTATCGAACGGTCGAGGGCTATCGAGCTGAGGTCGTCCCGGTGCATGGCGTTTCATGGCCATCGACGCGCTGCCAGCTTGGGGCCGTCGAGATTGAGTTTACTGCGGGTTACGGCACCGACCCGGCAGACGTTCCCGAACCGATCCGGCAGGCTATCACCCTCATGGTGAGCAATCTGCGCTCCTTGTCGGCGCGAAACCTATTCCTCAGCCAGGACACCGTCGACGGTGTCGGGTCGAAATACTACGTCGTCGGTGGCAACGCCGCGGCAGCGATTGACGCCACCGTCGACGCGCTGCTCGGACCATATCGAGTGTACGCATGAACGCGGCCGAAGCAATCGAACAGCATCGGTCGTTCCTCGCCGAGATCGGCGAAGATGTGATCGTCCGACGGTATGCCGCAGACCGAAGCAATACAGATATTCCTGTTAAGGCTCGGGTCGTTGGATATCAGCCGGGCGAGCTCGTCGGGGCCATTGTGCAGGGCGACCGCAGAGTGATCATGCTGGCCGAGCCACTCACGGGTTTGTTGCCTCTGACAAACGCCGACAAGCTTGTGATCCGTGGCGATGAAGTTGCCATCAAGGGGGTCGACGACAGTACCCGCCGGATCGGCGGCACGCTCGTCGCCCTGGAGATCCATGTGGAGGGATAGCCATGGTCAAGATTACCCCGCCGAGCGAGTACATGCTCGATAATGACGGCTATCGATACATCAATGAGGCTGCTTTCGAAGCAGACACTCACACCATTTTGTCGTGGGACAATGCAAAGCTCAGGGCGCTTGAAGAGGCGCGCTATCGAGCGCTGAGCGCGATCCACGCCGCAAACAAGCGCATGTTGGAAAGCCAGCGCCCATCAGGATGGTCCCGAACGATTGAAGGTCTGTCAGGCGCACCGGACACGATCTTCGGGCTCAAAACGTGAGGATTGTCTTCAGTTACTACTACATGCAGGACTTGGTTGACTTCGCACTCGAGACTTTGCGGTCCAAGTCACCGGTTGGCAGTGGTAGCGACAAACATCCGGGTCTTTATCGAGACAATCACACGGTGTTCTTGAATGGTCACATCGTCACCGACGTGAGTTCGTGGCGTCCCGGGGATCAAATCAATATCAGCAATCCCGTTCCCTATGCCCGCAAGATCGAGGCCGGGGAAATGAAGCTGAGCGTTCCGCCGCATGTCTATGAGATGACCTCGACACTCGTTCAGGCCCGTTACGGGAACAGCTTTGACGTTCGCTTCGTCTACATGCCGGTACGGTTCGGATCGGTAGCAGATTTCGCCAATTCATCAGCTGGAAAAGCTTTCGCTTCAAAAAAGCGGGGCGGTCGCGCCGAACTTCATTCCGAATGGCTATCGCGACAGCCGTCTCTCCAGATCAGCGCGAGATAATCGATGGCAGATTATGCCGGTGCCGTCGCGGCGATCCGCGATCGGTTCGTCGCTCAATGGGTCGATGGTGGTTCACCACGAACGCTGATCGCGTTCCAAAACGAACCTCTGCGCGATTCCGATGGCAAGGCGATCAAGCCGCCGCCGAAAAATGAAAAGGGATCACCGCTTCCCTTTGTCTATTTCGAGGTCATCGGCAACGGCAGCGAGCTTCGCGGCGCGGGAACGCCCGGCGACAACGTCTGGCTCTATCGCGGCGGCATTTTCGTTCATGTGTTCGTCCCCGAAGGGGCGGGCGTCAGCGATGCCTACCAGCTTGCCATAGCAGCCGGCGAAATCTTCCGCGCAGCCACGTTCTATGAAAACGGGCAGGGCGCGAAGGTCGTTTCAATGTCACCTCAGATCGACGGGGGTGGGTCTGACGCGGACAACGGCAACCTGTTCCGCGTCACTTGTTTCGTTCCATTCGAATATTTCCACCGCGGCTGAGCCCGCATAGGAGCAACGCAGATGGGTTATCAGACAAATTTCAATGCCTATGTCGCACGCAAACGCCAGACGGTACTGGGCGAAACGGTCACCAATACCGATGCGAAGATCATCCGCACGACCGGCGGCAACGGCGCGCAGCTGACCAAGGCATCGACGTCGTCCGCCGAAATTCGGAAGGACGGTCTGAGCACGCGTGGCCGGCACGGAACCCAGAAGACGGCCAGCGACTACAGCACCGAGCTCTCGCTAGGCTCCCATGACGACGTCTTGCAGGCGCTGATCCGCGGGCCGTGGCAGTCGACCATGCTCTCGGTCTCGAACACCGAGATGACGTCCGTCACCATCGGCGCCAATTCGATTGTGGCCGCCGCCGGCTCTTGGCTCGAGGAAGGTTTTCGCGCTGGCGACGTTATCCGGGCCTCGAACCTGGCTGACGCAGACAACAATGGCCGGAATATTCGTATCACAGGCGTGACCGACGACACTCTCACCACGGCAGAGACGCTGACGGTGAACGCCACGCCGGACACGGCATTCACCATTGTTCGGCCCGGGAAGCGTCTGATTAATCCGCCCGTCCTCACGCCTTACTACGACACGATCGAAGAGCACGAGCGGGATATCGATGGCTCGATCATTCTCCGCGATTTCGTCTGGGGCAACGGCAAGTTTTCGATGGGCCCGAACGGGATCATCATGTTCGATCCGGGCGGTGTCGGGACCGGGCGCATCGATATCAAAAAAGGCGCGGATGCGCCGTTCTTCCTCGACCCGACTGCCACCACCAGCGCCCCGATGTCGGTTGTCGACGCGACGATCCGCTTCGGTGGTCAGGACTTGGTTGAACTGACGTCCTGGGATCTGACCCTCGATATCCAGCCAGAAGCGCCGGACGTGTTCGGCTCTGGGGCGATCAAATACGCGCCTGATGTGTTCACGGGTTCGCTGCAGGTCAGCATGAACCTGACGATGCTGCGCAAGGACCTCAACATCTTCGAGGACTTCGCGGAGGAGACCCAATATTCGCTGCATGTCCTTGCCGTCGACAACACGGCCGAGCCGCGCGACTTCATCTCGATCACCGTCCCGAATTTCACGCTCGGCGGCGTCAACACCTCCGCGCTGTCCAAGCAAGGCGGTGGTCGCACTCAGACGATCGCCGTGCCGGCCGCGTTGGTCGGCGTCGACACGTCGGGATCGGGCGACAATTCCATGATCAAGTTCCAGACCACAGCCGCCTAAGCGGCGAGAAAACAGGAAGACCCTATGACGGATGTGCTCGATCTTTCCGATACGCTGCCGAGCGAGACGGTTTCGCTCAACCTGCTTAATCCAAGGACAAAACAGAAATCGGGATGGGTTGTCGAACTCGCTGGGCCACAACACCCGTTGACGCTGGCCCTCGTGGCGGAGGTCGGTCGTGAAGGAATCGAACGGTCCCGGCTCATCGAGTCGGCGCAGGTCAACGGCAAGACCTTCATTCCGGAAGAGGTGTCGCTTGACGAGCGCCGCCGCAAGAACGTCAATCGCGTCTGTCGGCGCATCGTCGGCTGGTCGCCGAACCCCGTTTTCAAAAACATTTCACCCAACCCGCTGGCTTTCTCTCTTAGCGCGGCGACCGACTTGTTCCTCCGCCCAGAAATGGCGCCATGGTTCCTGCAGATCACCGAATATCTGAACAGTGAACAGGCTTTTATGCAGCCCTCAGGAACGACCTGAGGGCATTCGCGCGCAAGGTGTTCGTCCTCAACACGGTCGAGGAAGACGGGAAAACGTACCGGGAAATGCTGGAAGGCTTGCGCGATCGAGCAAGGCGGCCAGAGAAGCGCGCTGAATACGAGGCCGAACTTTCGATGCCGCGGCTACCCGGTGCCGTACTTCACGTCTGGCGGTCTTACCAGCGGCTGCGCAAGCGAAAGGGGTCGTCCGGTTTTTCTGGCCGATCTCCTCTCGAATGGCCTGACATCGACGCCTTCCTGCGCATCACCCGCGTCAGCCTGACGCCGTGGGAAATTGAGTTGATCGAAGATCTCGACGACCTCTTCCTGATGGATCACTCCAAGGAAACCTTGCAGTAAATGGCTCAGACCGTCACAGAGCTCGTTATTGACAGCAGCGGGGCAACCGCCGGCGCGAACGTGTTTTCTCAGGCTATGGACAGCGCTGAGAAAGCCGCTCGCGGTGGCGTCGATTCCATTTCCGCGCTCTGGGCTACGGTCGGCGGAGCCGCGGCCGTCGCCGCAGTGGCGGGTATCGGCAAGTTTCTCGACAAGATCGCCGATGCGAACAAGGACCTCGCTGACCTCAACTCGATGGCGCGCCAGACCGGCCTGTCGCTCAATGACCTGCAGGGGTTTAAGTTCGGGGCGGCTGTTAGTGGCCTCGACGACAGTTCGTTTAACAAGGGCCTTGAACGCTCGGCATCACTGCTGAATGACGCGCAGCGCAACGTCAATTCCCTGACGAAGCTGTTTGATGAGAACAGCCTGTCGATCCGCGGCGCCAACGGCCAGCTAATCACGCAGAACCAGCTTTTGAACACGGCCGCGGAGCTTGTGCGCCGGGCCGGCAGCGAGCAGGACAAAATCAAGATTGCCGATATGCTTGGCTTCACCCGGCAGTGGGTGCCATATCTGGAGCAGGGCGCCAATGCCATCGGCCAGATGGCAACGGAAGCGCAGGCCGCCGGCGCTGTGATCGATGATGAGACGATCAAAAAAGCCGATGAGTTTGACAAAGCATGGCGGAGGTCATCGACGGAATGGTCCGCGGCTCTGAAGTCGGCGGCGCTGTCGGTTCTGCCCTTCATTGACGATCTGATCGAGCGGGCGGGTAAGATCTTCACAAAGGAGAACATCAAGGCCTTCGCGAAGCCTGGACAAGACGCGATTTCTCAGGGGGTTTTCGGAGGACTGGCCCCGGACAAATCGTATGACATCTCGATCTCGGACGATGCCAAAAAGGCGATGTCCGATTACGCGGAAGGCGGGTTTTCATTCAACAAAGCAGTGACGGCGCTCGGGTTGGTCTTCTCATCTCGCGGCTACAACGTTGTGGAGACGAATGACCGGCCTCCGACTGAAGGCGGAGAGGGTCCGTTTCAGCCGTTCGGTCCGTTCACGCCTGCGGGATGGAAGCCGACCACAACGCCAGAGGCAAAGACCAAGATTCCGGGCGCTGATCAGTCGGATGACGCCTTCGATCGCGCGACTCAACAACTTGATAGACATACTGCACGCACTGAAGCTGACACCAAGGCTGTCGGTCTTGGTGCTGGTGCTCTTGCAGAGTTCCGAGCAGAGGCGCAGCTGACGACGGCCGCGCTACAAGCGGGCCTTGATCCCGCCTCGACAAAGGTCGCAAACAAAATTCAGGATCTCGCTCAAGATGCCGGCGACGCCGCGGTGGCCCTTGAGAAGGCGAAGGTGGCATCGCAAATTGATTTCAATCGGCAAACCTCTCTTTTGTCTTCGCAGGACGTCCAGATCGCTTCGCAGTTGAAGGGGCTTTACGGGAATGATGTCCCAGCTGCTCTGGACAGCAGTGAAGCAGCAGCAATCCGTTTCAACAACGCGATGAAGGGCATATCCACCTCGGTTGAGGGAAATCTCGTTACCGGACTCGCAGACGCGACCGACGGCACGAAATCCTGGGGAGACGCGATGAACAACACAAAAAATGTTGTCATCCGTTCCCTTGAAGAGATGCTGATTAGGATTGCGATCGTCCAACCGGCCATGCAGGCGCTGCAGGCAAGCATGAGCGCGCTAGGCTTTGGCGGCGGGATCGGCGGCAGCATCCTGTCGATGTTTGGTCTTAATCCCGGCAGTGCGCTGCCGTCGACCGCCCTTGCAGGCGGTGGCTACAGCGCTCCGATCGGGCCGACCATCGGCGCCAATGCAGCCGGTACGGATAACTGGCGCGGCGGTCTGACGCGCGTCAACGAGCAGGGCGGAGAGATCATGGATCTGCCGGCAGGGACGCGCATCATTCCTCATGATGTCTCAATGGCGATGGCGCGGGGCGGTGGTCAGGCACCGGTCACGAACGTCTATATTCAGGGCGCGTCCTCTCAGCCGTCGGTTACGCAGAAAGACAACGGCAGCGGGGGGCGAGACATCACGATCGACTTCGCGAATGCCGTGGTCGACGCTGCGGCATCGAACGTGATGAAGGGCGGAAAGCTCGCCGACGCGATCGCCAGCAAGTCGCAAGCTTTTGGAGCCCGGTAATGCCGCTTCCAGCATGGCCTGATGGCGTCCCTTTCGCGCCGATGGTTGACGGATTCGAGCCGATCTCCCGCGTCTTGGCGCCGATCGTCACGGATATGGAAGGCGGCAATCAACGTCAGCGCTCGCGCCCTGGAGATAATGTCGGCATGCTTGGCCAGACCATTATCATGTACGCGGCGCAGTTCGAGATCTTCACGCCTTGGTGGAAGGGCACGCTGAGCAATGGAACGGCTCGGTTCACCGCTCAGGTGTGGCTGGGGACGGACTATGAAACAAAGGTCTGTCAGTTCACCAAGGATGGAAAGCCGACAGATTCCTTCTACGTGCCAGGCGCTGTGAAGGTGGCCATGAAACTACGCGTGTACGACGTCTGACATGCCAACATTCACCGAAGCATGGGAAGAGGCTGCAGCATCCTGTCCGCCGAGCGTCACGCATTACGACACGCTCGAAATCTGGCATCCGTCGTTCGATGTTCCTGTTCGGATCGTCGCCAACGTCGGCGACGATATGAACTTCACGCTCGAGACCGGGGCGCCGTTCGATGCAGGTCAGTCAGTTTCGTTCGTCGCCTGTCCATTGTCTGTCGGCTGGCCGGAAGTGCGGCAGGGACAGGTGCCTCAATCGAAGGTCTCGATCGACAACGTCAATCGGTTGCTGATGCCGAAGATCCGCGAAGCGCTGAAAATCCGCGCCTATATCACGATCATTTATCGGCAGTACCTGTCGAGCGATTTGACGTCGCCGGCCTATGGTCCGGTCGGGTTTCTTCTGAAGGAAGTGCAGGCAGTAGCGGCGACGATCACAGGCAACGTGGTGGTGTCCATGCTGACGGCAAAGGGGTTCCCAAAGCAGGACAAGAACTACACCACAACCCAGTTCTCGAGCTTGCTGCCCGGATGACGCGCTCGGAGTTTCTCTCACCGCTGATCGGTCAGCCTTGGTCGTGGAAGGGTGGCAACTGCTGGGACTTCGCCGGCCACGTTCAGCGCGAGCTATTTAATATCGCGCTCCCGCACGTTGCCGTGCCGGACGAGCGTTCGTGGAAATGGATGGTCCGCACGGTCACAAACCATCCAGAGCACGCCAACTGGCAATTGATGGCGGAAGGGCCTCACGGTCTTGTCACCGCTGTTGACGGCGCGCTCTGCCTGATGGGGCGGTTTCAGGGCCCTGGTCATGTTGGTGTCTGGCTGAAGCCTGAAGGGCGCGTCCTTCACTGCGATCAGAAACGCGGCGTCTGCTTTGAAACTCCTCTCGCCCTGAAGCAAATCGGATGGCGACAGATTCTCTTCTACGAACGAAGGTGACTTATGTTGCAAGCAATCAAGTGTGGATCACTCGTGACTGTCAGCGGTAGCCGAGGCTGCAAGCTATTCGGCTTTCTTGATCAAGATGCTGCGCTCGTTTTTTATAAGCGCGTCAAGCAAATCAATGCCCTTCTTCATTCCAGAAGCCTCGGTGGCGATGTGAATGTCCGCGGCGACAGTGCCTTTCGCGTCGCGAATAAGGACCTCTTCGATCTCATCTAGCCAAGGACCGGGCTTGCCATCGTGGTGCTTGGCGAGCTCCTTAACGAGGGTCGAAACCGCCCCCGCCAATGCCATGATCACAAACCCCGCTTCTTGAAGATTTTCGGGCGCCTTCACCACGAATGCGAGCTTCTTCTTCTTTTCGGACACGGCATTTTCCCTTGTCAATGGAATGACGATCACGATGCACGCGAAAGTTAAACAAAACCCTTCCCAAGGTCAGAGATCGTATTCGCGCGAAACTCGGCGGCCGATGCGTCGTCCAGTCACGCATGTCGCGCTGCCTGGCTATGAGATCGCGCGCGCGGTGCCGAAGCCACGCGAGACGATCACGGCGTTCCTGCGCCGGCAGGGCTGGGCCGTGCGCGATGCTGAGTTCGGCTGGCAATTTCGCAATGGGTTGCCGACCATCCTCGAAATCAATGGCGAGCCGGTGTTGCGCCGGGATTGGCGCAAGACGCGCATCGCAGCGAACGACAACGTCCGTTTTATCTCTAAGCCGTTGGGCGGCGGGCAAGGCGGGAAGCAGATCCTTGGCCTGGTTGCGCTGGTCGCGGTGTCAGCTTTTGCGATGTGGGCCGGACCTGCTCTGGCTGGCGCTCTTGGCTTCACCGGCGCCGCGGCGACCGTCGTTGGTGGTGTCGCCACAGCCGGGATCGCGATCGGCGGGTCCTTGCTGGTCAATTCGTTGACGGCGCCAAAGCTGGGCGCCACCAACGCGCCGGACTCAACCGTCAGCCAAATCTATACAGCGCAGGCGCAGGGCAACGCCGCGCGCCTCGGACAGCCGCTTCCTGCGCCGTATGGACGGGAAAAGGTGTTCCCTGACTTCGCCGCTGCGCCTTGGTCTGAGTTCGTTGGCAACGACCAATATCAGAACATCCTGCTCAGCGTCGGCATGGACAAGTATTCGTATGAGCAGATGTTCGTCGATGATACACCGTGTTGGAATCCGACGGACGGCGTCCTTCCCTCATTCGCCAGCATGCAAGTCGAGTTCTATGCGCCGGGCGAGGAGGTTGACCTATTCCCGACCAACGTCGCCCAGGCTGCAGAGGTAACCGGCCAAAGCCTTCCAGATCCAAACGTCACACCGTGGATCGGTCCTTTTATTGCCAATCCCGCCGGCACCAAGGCGCAGGCGATTGCGATTGACTTTGTATTTCCGGGCGGCTGCTTCACGGTCAATCAAGACAATGGCGACCTGGGTCCGAGCACCGTCGAGCTTTTCGCCGAGATAAGGCCCGTCAACGACGCGGGCGCGCCGATCGGCGACTTCACAACGCTGTTCGCTGTTCCGAGGACCTACAACAGCCGTTCGCCTATCCGCGATAGCGTCAAGACCAGCGTTCCTGAGGGGCGGTTCGAAGTCCGCTTTCGCCGCAGTGACGCACCACTGGCCGGCACGACCGGAACGAATGAGGTGATCTGGGCAGGCCTCCGCGCCTTCCTGAAGGGAAACAACTCTTTCCCGGATGTCAGCACGATCGCAATCCGGATCAAGGCGACGGAATCGACACAAGGATCGTTCCGCTTCGGTGTGCTCCGCACGCGCATCCTGCGCGTCTGGGACAACCAGGCAGCTCAGTTCGTCGAGCAGCCGTCCCGCAGCCCGATCTGGGCGTTCTACGACATGGCGACCAATCCGCAATACGGGGCGGGCGTTGCGCTGCAGAAGGTCGATTTCAACACCATCCTCAGCCTGGCGGCGCAGGCCGAGGCGCGGGGCGACCATTTCGACTATACGTTCAGTTCGCGGATGGCACCGGCGGATGCTTTTGACAAAGCGCTGACGGTAGCACGGTGCAAGCATTGCTGGCTGGGTGACGTGTTGTCCGCCGTGCGCGATGAATGGCGCGACGTGCCAACGATGCTTCTCACGGACCGAGAGATCGTCCGCGGCACGACACAGGTATCCGTCACCATGCTGGGTGAGGACGACCCCGACGCGGTAGTGCTCGAATATATCGACGAGGAAACTTGGCGGCCGGCGCAGGTTCAATATCCGCCGAACAGCGACGACTTCACGTCCGCGAATGCAACGCCGATCCAGATCGATGGCATCGTCAACCGCGATCACGCGTTTCGGGAAGCGGCTTTCTATTATCGGTCCGCGCTGTATCGCCGGGAGAACGTGCAGGTCGGGTCAGAGTATGAGGGCCGCGCCCTCACATTCGGCTCAACGGTTCGTCTGCAGTCCGAACTGCCGCAGGATTACGGGCAGGCAGGAGCGATCCTGTCGCGCGATGGCGCCGAGCTCACCCTCGATCCTGCGCCGGTCTGGAATGACGATGGGCAGCATTTCATGCGCGTCCGCCGCGCGAATGGTAAATTCATCGGCCCGTTCAAGGTCGCAAAGGGCAACCTCGATGCTGTCGCAGTCATCAACACGGCCGATCTGGCGACCATCGAGGCAGAGCAAGGCGTTACGCTTGATCAAGCTCTAGCTCGCGAAGATGGTGGCGAATATCCGTCGTTCGAGCTGGAGATCGGCGAGGATCAATCCCGGGTCTGCCTCTTGCTTACCGGTCAGCCCAACGGTCCGACCTGTACGCTGAATTTTGTTGTCGATGATCCTCGCGTCCATGACGACACGGACATCGGAACCCCGCCTGCGCTTCCGTCGCCGCAATATCCGACAGACACCAAGGCGCCTGAAATTGCTTTCCTTCAGGCGAGTTTTCGTCAAGGTATCGCGGAGCCGATCCTAGATGCGTCTTGGTGGCCGGCTCCCGGCGCTCGGTTCTATACGGCCGAGATATCCTATGATGCGCGCCTCGTTGGCAATGATGCGGCGTCGTGGATCAAGGTCTACGAGAGCACCGACAACAAGTTCTCCACGGTCGTCGATAATGCCGACTTGCGATTGCGCGTCCAGGCGACGGCGGACCGTGCTGGCACTCGTTCGTTTGTTGATATTGATGCGCGGACCATTGTCATCGCGCCGGGCACGGTTGCACCGAGCTCGTTGCAGCAGGCAATCCGGGACGAGGTCGGCAAGGACTTCGAGGATGTGCGCGGCGCCATCGACCAAATCAGCCAGATGGTGCAGGAGGTCACCGGCTCCGCCGCGCTCGACAAGCGTGTGCTCCGCTCCGAACAGTCATCTCTCTACGAAAACAATCAGGCCAGCATTCAGGAGGTTCTGGTCACGATGGCGGACGAGGACTCTGCGTTAGCTGCGAGCCTGCAGACGCTTTCGACCACGGTCGGCGACAATACGGCAAGCCTCGATGTCGTCGCTCAAAGTGTTGACGGGATCAAGGTTCAGTTCGGAGTCGTCGGCACAATCGATGGCGAGACCGGAGGTCTTGTTCTAACCGGCGCTAAACAACTGGACGGATCTGTCGAGTTCCAAATCGCAATCTCTGGCGACGTCATCATAGACAAAACGTTGACCGCGGACAAAGTCATAACGCCAAGCTTGGAGGCTCTCTCTGGCAATTTGGGCCACATCGTTGCCGGGGACATGACCGGCCACAATGGGCTTCTGCTGATAGACCTCGATAACGTCGAGATCGCGATCTTTCAGGACATCTGATGACGAGGATCCAGCGCGTCATTGCTACGGCGGATCGCTTTTCGATCTCGCGACCGGGGGTCGACGTTCGAACAGCGCCTCGCACCTCCGATTGGATGGCGCTGGACAGCGCGATACCCGTCGAGAGGTTCTTGGCTTCCGGCTATGTGCTTAGTCAGACGACCCTATCATTCCCGAGAGTTTCGTTTGCGGGCTTGGTGCCGATAGACGGTCACCCGCCGTTCGTCGAGGTTGCTTGGGTGCAGAGAGGTTATCCGGCCGTCTTGGCTAAGACGCCGATTGAGAACGCCGAGAGCGGCGTAACAACACGGTTCCAGTCGTTCAATGTTCGCGTGCAGAACGCGACCGGGATCGGGCAATATTTTCAAGTGACAGATCCCTACAATGGCGCGGCGATTACGTCGTTCAACTCGATCCCGCGCGATTGGATCTGGTTTTTGCTTCGGCCAATACCGTGACGAGGATCCAACAATTCCATTATGGTCCGCATCCCCTGAGTGGAGAGGTGGGCGCGTGGCTTTCAAAACCCGGGATCGATGTCAGGACGACAACTGATCCCAACAACCTTCTGTTATGTCCGACAAAAAAGAACGACCAAGTTCTAATGAACGGACATGTGACAACCCCGGTGGGCGCAGGGTCGACTGCAACGGTTTTCTTCCCGTCGGTTTTGCCGTCTCCGCCATTCGTGTTTTTTTGGTCAGGCGGCTCGTCGACGTTGATGGCGCTGCCGTTCCTCCAAGAGTCGTGGGCCTACGGAGAGGTCGCGTCGGTGACGGTCTACAATGACCGCGCGGTCTTCTCGAACACGCTTGGTTCGCGGTTCTTTCAGTACATTGTCGCGAGCCGGGGAATCCCATGACGCGCGTTAAACGCGCGAGCATCAAAGGCGGCGTCGATCCTTCGCTGCGCGTAAGCCTCTATCCGTTCGATGTCGACACGGCCACGCTCGATCAGATGGCATTCGATGCCCGCTTCGCCAATATGGAGCGGTTTATGCAGGGCTACGCCACCACGCCGCTACTTAATGACGAAAGCCAGCCCGGAACGGTCACCGTAAGCTTCGGAAGAGCATTCACGACGGCGCCGCTGGTGATTGCCAGCTACGGCGGATTTAGTCCGGCTTCTGATCACTCAGGCAGCAGCTTCTCCATCACGTACAATCCCAGTGGAGGTGGTTCCTACTGGGATTTGAGAGTTGGGACGAACAGCATGACGTTCCGGTCCTATACGAGCTTTGGTCAGTATTTCTTTCGATACATCGTCTTCAAACCGGAGAATTGAATGATCCTCATCGTCGCAGATGACGCCGGCCGCGTTGAACAGGTTGTTACGCTTGGCGGCTCGGAAGCCCTCGCGCAGATCTATCGCGATCAGGGCAAGCGGGCCGCGTTCGTCGAGCAGATTCCGGCAGGGCAGTTCTACCTTGCTGATGGCGATGTCCCGGCTGTCTGTCCGCAAATCGAGATCAGTGACTTCGATCTCAAGGTCGGTGAAGAAGTGAGCGCCACGGTCGGGGCCACATCGGTCGATGTATTCTTCGAAGGCCATCCCGCAGGAAGTGAAACCATCTCGGGCGGGAAATGGTCCGTCGAAGTGGACACGCCAGGCACCTACACATTCCTCTTCAGAGCCGCATTCCCGTATGCCGACGCTTTAGTCACGAAGGTCGCAGCATGAAGATCGGCGGGCTGAAGGCGCACCGTGAGGGCGCGGAGGCGATCGTCAATAGTTCGTTCTACCCGACGACGCTCGACCTTGTTCATGCGGCCAAGAAGGCGCTCGCTCTACGGTCCGTCAGAACTGAGGAGTTTTTGGCGGCGGCGGAAATTGAAGGTGTCACTCCGGAGGAGTTGCAACAGACGATCCTGTCGAAGCCGGATGACATTGTCGGGAAGGACAACGCGCGACGTCGGCTCATTGTCGCGATCCGCAAAGCCAACAGCGTGACCGAGATCGACAAGATCCTGACATCTGCAGGCCTGCCGACCCGACGTCCGGCCGCTCCAGGCATCACCCTTTAACCGAGAGTTCGAGAATGGCCCTTGGCACTTACAACAGCGGGACAGTCTCGATCGCCAATGGCGCGACGACTGTCGACTCATTGAACGCCTGGCTGAGCCCGGCGAACGCTAGTCCCGGTGACCTGATTTCAATTGATGGCGAGGCCGTCACCGTCATCTTGGACAACCACGATGACAACCAGCGCATCGAGATCCCGGAATGGACGGGAGAGACAAAGACCAACGTTCCATACGTGATCTTTCAGATGCCGGCCGCTCGGTTCACGAACGCCCAGATCGCGCAAAACCTTCAGAAGCAAGTCGCCTCGCTCGATGCTGACGACTACTTCGTCGCCGTGAAAGCTGGCGCTGCGGCGCCGGATCCATCACTCGGGAAGGACGACCAGTCGGCGCTGCAGCGCTCCACAGGCAAGCTATGGGTCAAGGAAGGCGGGCTCTGGGTCTACAAGGGCATGTACGGTAACTTCAAGTTCAGCCCGATCCCATGGTCTGCTGACGAAACGTACAATAGCGGCGACGCGCTTCCGTTTCAGGGCAAGACCTGGGTGTCACTGCTTGGGGATAACAAGGGCAACCGGCCGGATCTGACTGACGGCACCTACTGGATGCAACTCGTCAGCAATGGCGATGTGGTTTATCTCGCTGTCGACGATTCCGATCGGCCGGCGACGGGTGAAATTGTCCTGAAGTTCGTATCGCCCAAGCCGATGACATTCTATGCGGGGCTGGTGGACAGCTTCGCAAATGCGGGAATAGGCGCAACGAACGCGGCGGTCTATTCGATCGAAAAGAACGGTGTCCAGTTTGGCACCGTTTCATTCGCTGCCGGCGGCGGGGCTGGGCCGCAGGCCGGAACGTTCGCAGCACCCGCTGACATCACTTTCGCGGCTGGCGACATCCTGACGATCGTCGCGCCTTCGCCCAGAGATCCGACGCTCTCAACTGTTGGTATCACACTGACGGCTTATCGCTAAGGCCTGACCACAACCACGCATCACCAATCTTTACCGGCTCACACGGAGGGTTTATCTATGGCCGTTTCTATGTCGCTCTACGATCACACGACGAAGCTGATCGTCAATAAAGAGGTGACCTACAATACGTTGAAGGTGAAGCTGCTCGATAACACCGCTGTGTTCGCCGCGGGAGATACCACGGTTAACGCAGTCGACGGATCCGGAGCGAAGGAAGTTTCAGGCAACGGCTGGACCGCTGGCGGCATCACCCTCGCGAACGTCACGGTCACCCAGGTAACAACGAACGACACGATGATCGACGCTGACGACGTCTCAGTCACGGCAGCGGGCGGCTCAATCGGTCCGGCCTATGCGGCGCTTGTCTATGACGACACGAGCGACAAGCCGCTCATTTATATCGATTTTGGGCAATCGCAGTCTGCCGGCGCAACCACGGATTTCAAGATCGTGTGGGACGTCACCGGTCTGACCAAATTTTCCTACTGATAGCCCATCATGCTCGGCTATGACTCCATAGGCCAGGTCGCGCTCGGCGAACTGTCCGGGGAAGCGGATACAGTCATTTTCGCTCCCCCGGCCGTCGCGGTGTCGCTCACCGTCTCAGCGCCGGTCATTCATTGTGGCGCATCTGTCCTCGCGGGGACGACCGGGATAACCACGACGACGGCTGCGCCTGCGGTCCGCACCGGCGTTCGTATCGCGCCACCGTCTGTTGCCGTTTCCGTGACGTCCGGCGCGGCAAGTGTCGAGATCAGCGCGACAGTCTCCGCGGGACCTCTAGCTGTTACCGTTGAGGCACTGCCACCCCGTATCGGCGGTGGCGCCGTTATCACCGTTCCGGGCGCTTCTGTTGCAGTATCGACCAAAGAGCCCTTCGTCGCTGCGGGCAAGGCGCAATTCCCACCAACATCCGTCGTTGATGTTGACGCTGCGGCTCCGGGAATTTCGATCAGTGCGACGCTGCATCCCGGGACGGTGAATGTCACTGTGGTGCCGATGGGCGTTCAGATCCTCGGTGGCAATTACATCGAGGCCAACAACACCATCACGATGGTGACGCCATACGGCGAAATCGCATCGTCGTCGGTTGCTCAGTTCTCGATCGGTGAAGGTGAAGAGTCGAGCCGCGTCGTCAAACGAAGTCCGCTGGTAATCGTTTCGCTCCAACCTCCGCTTGTAACGGCCGGAAAGTCTGCTTTCCCACCAACGGCTGTAGTCACCGTGGCCTCAAATCGGCCTGAGGTTGATAGCCGCAGCCGCAAGCTCCGCATTCTCGCAATCGCTGCATAAAGGACTTTTCACATGTCAGACATGGTCAATCTCGTTCGCGTTCTTACGAGCGCGACGGGAAACAGCACGCCGATCACGCTGGGAACGGCTTATTCTCAGCTGTTCATGACGCCGGCAGAAGCTGGAGCCGTGAACGGGCGCACCTACACGTACCTGATTGTCGACGCCAACAACTGGGAGCTTGGAAAGGGTGTTTACACCTCTTCCGGCAACACCCTCGCGCGCACAACGATCCTCGCGTCGCGTAATGCCGGCACGCTCGGGACGAGCCGAATCAGCCTGTCTGGAACGGCTCAGGTTCGTTTCGTGCAAGCCGCCGAAGACATTGGGGGACTGGGCGGCACGCGCAGTGTCACACTCACGACGGACGCGATCGCGAGCACCGATCGGGGCAGGGCAATCGCTTACTCAAATGCAAGCGCCATTGCGGTTTCACTTGCCCAGGCCGGCACCGCTGGCTTTTTCGATGGCTGGGCGACGTGGATCAAGAACACCGGCGCTGGCGCTGTGACGATCACGCCGGCAACGTCGACCATCAATGGCGCGGCGACGCTTGTTCTCCCGACAAACATAGGCGCATTCATCTGGTCGGACGGGACAAACTACCACGCGCTGATGCTGCCGATCGGTCGCCCGTTGCTTGCGGCTAACAATCTTTCCGACTTAGCAAACGCTGATACGGCGCTCGGCAATCTAGGCGGCACAACGCTTGGTAAAAGCCTTTTCAAGGCCGCGACGGCGGCGGCCGCGCGCACCTCTGCGGGTGCAGTCGGTGCAGTCCGCTCGCAGGTCTTCACGTCGTCCGGTACTTACACCCCGGACCCTCATCTCTTGTATGCGGTCATCGAGTGTCTTGGCGGTGGCGGTGGTGGCGGCGGCGCTAACTGCGCTAACGCCGCACACTGTTACGGGGGTTCCGGCGGCGGTGCTGGCTCATATGCGAGGAAATACGTAGCGGCAGCGACGGTCACTTCTTCACAGTCAGTCACAATCGGCAGCGGCGGCGGTGGCGGTCCAGGGTCCACAAATGGCGGGGCCGGCGGAGATACATCTGTTGGATCCCTTTGTACCGGAAAGGGAGCGTCGGGTGGTCTGTACGGAGCAATCACTCAATTCCCGACCGGGGGCCCCGGTGGTGTGGCCGGAACTGGAGATTTCACGCCAGCGGGAGCCCGCGGAATCTCCGGTGCTTATCAGCAAGTCAACACGCTGACGGTAGCAAGTGGCTCGGGAGCTAACTCTCCATTTGGCGGAGCAGGCAGCGGGCAACTTTCCAATTCATCTGCGGCGAATGGCTTTCCTGCCACGAACTACGGCAGCGGCGGCGGTGGTGCAATTGTTCACGGCGTCGTCGCAACGGCAACCGGCGGGGCGGGGTCTGCTGGCGTCGTTGTCATTACTGAATTTTGCTCGGAGTGAGAAACATGGCGAACTTTGTTTTTGTCGCGGCATCAGGTCTGATTCTAAATCGCGTGGTCGCGGATGATATCGCCGACTGTTCGCCGCCCGATGGCAGCGCCGTCGTTGCTGAGACGGAAGGGCAGCCGATGACGATCGGCGGGACTTTGATCGACGGTGTTTATGCGCCGCCTCCTGGGCCTCCTCCGCTACCAGAAATGGTGCCGCAATCGATCTCGGATCGTCAGTTTTTTCAGCAACTCGCGATTGAAGGTCGTATCACCAATCAAGAGGCGCTCGACGCAGTCAAGACCGGCGCTATTCCTTCTGCCCTTCAATCGTTTGTCGACAGCCTTTCGCCTGCCGACAAGTTCAATGCTCAGATGCTGCTCTCGGGAGCAACCGTATTTCAGCGCAATCATCCTCTGACGATTGCGATCGGGCAGGCTCAGGGCATGTCGTCCGAGCAGGTCGACGAGTTCTTCCGCGCGGCTGCTGCGCTCTAACTAAACCCAAAACCCCAACTCGAATTCTGAAGTCCTGCATTCGCGGGACAATTCCACATGGAGAAAGACATGACACTTGCTGCCCTCGTGGCCGGCACGCCCTTGCGCATGGGCGTATCCGGCGCCGCCGTCCGCAAAACTCAGCTTGCGCTCAAAGCCGCAGGATATCCTTTGACCGGAACAGGCTTCTTCGGCCAGGCGACGGACACGGCGGTGGAAGATGTCCAGCGCAAGGCCGGGCTTCCGGTGACGGGAGAGGTCGACAACGCCACGGCGATCGCGATCGACAAGCTGCAGGATTCGCAATCGAACGCTGCACCGCTGTGGCTGACTTATTCGCTGGCTCACATCGGGCTGAAGGAAGGAGCGGGCGTCAAGGACAATAAGGAGCTCGTTGCGGACATCCAGACGGTCGCGCCGGACTATCAGCACGATTCCACGCCGTGGTGCGCGGGTTGGGTGTCGCTCTGTTTGTCCAAGGCAGGCGAGAAGCCATCCAGCCTGCCGCTCTGGGCGCTGTCCTATAGCGACACCAAGAACGAACCGGTGGTCAAGCTTGCCGGGCCGGCCGTCGGCGCCATTGCAGTCAAGACGCGCAACGGTGGTGGTCATGTGACCTTCGTCGCCGGCCGCACGCGTGGTGGCACGCTGGCTTGCTGCGGCGGCAACCAGAACGACGAGGTGAACGTCTCGCCTTATCGCGAGGATGCCTTCGTCGGCTTCTTCTGGCCGAAGGGTTCGGCGTTGCCGCGTGTGACCGGCTTCAAAACTCTCCCTTTCGTGACCAACACCGGAAAGCCGGTGTCGAGCGAAAGCTAATGCTTGCAGGCGGCATAATACCCGCCGGAGAAGCGCGGTAAATCGACGGCTGCTTTGGAGCAAACCATTTCCATCCCGACGTCTTTGTCTCCCACGAAGCATTGCGCGACAATGCGATCTCTGTTCGTGGTCTTAGACCGCCCATCGCATGGCGTGCCGCCTCCGACCTGAATGCAGGCCACTTGCTTTCCTTCTATGAACTTGGCCAATTCGCCAGCCGAATAGCCGTAACCGGGCTGACCGCGCTCCGGACTATCGACACCACACAATCTGACCTTGATGTCCTGGCCTTCAGCGGAGAGATGGAATGTGTCGCCATCACTGACGCTTGTGGCTGTCCCTGCGTAATGTTCGTCCGCGATAGCTGGGTATGCGAACAGCAACGCGAACGCGAAGAGTGCTCTCTTCATCTGAATTGCCCCTCGGAAAGATAGGGCAAGCTACCGCGCCCAGCGGGACTGGGCAAATCTCTCCATCAAAGGTGAACTATGAACCGCTTCCTCAGCGTGGCATTTGCCGCGCCAATTCTGCTTGCTTCGTCCTTCGCTTTCGCAGCCGCAACTACCTCGGCCTTCGCGCCGACGATGGCGTTCGATCCGTCTGCTTTGCTTCTGGGCACCATGGTCCTTTTGCTTCTTGCATATCGACTGTTGCCGCACGTTTTTCGGGTCTTAAACCTCGCCCTGATCGGTGTCGTCGCTGCATCGTTGGCCTGCAATGCAGCTTATGCCGACACAACCATCGCCGTGGGTGATATCTGGTCCGGCGTTCTGCCGTACATCGTCGCGGCGATCGGCGCCGTCATCACCTTCCTCGTCGGCTGGGTGCTGAACCTGCTCAAGACCAAGCTCGGCGTGTCGATCGACGACAGCATGCGCGCGAGCCTGCAGACTGCAGCGACCAACGCGGCCGGCCTCGTGCTCAACCAACTCGGCAACCAGCTTTCCGGCACAAAGATCGATGTCGGCAATCAGTTCGTTGCTGACGCCGTGAATTACGTCCTGAAGGCGGCTCCGGATGCAGTCGCGCACTTCGGCCTGACGCCGGATGCGATTGCCCAGAAGATCCTCGCGCTTCTGCCGCAGGTCGCAAACACGACCACCACGGCAACCGCTCCGAGCGCGTAACGTGGCCGCGACGATATCGGCATGGCTGGCCTCGCAAGGGGCCAGCTTACTGCTCGGGTGGCTCGCACAGTTCTTGTTGAGCGCGTGGGATAAGTACACGGCCAACAAAAACACCTCCGATCTTGCGACAGCAACCGCCACGATCGACAGCCAGCAGGCAACCATTGACGCCCAGCAGGCCGAGCTGCAGGCGCAGGCCGATGCTCCGCAGACTGCTGCGGACGCCATCAAGCGTCTCAAGGAAGGCTCAGCATGACAGCGATCACTTGCACCGGCTTCGCGCTCGGGTTTGCCATGCTGACTTGCGAAATACCGCCGACGGTCCGGCCGGCGGTTTGTCCTCCAGTCCGAACCTGGACGCAGACATTTCAAAATCAGGTAGCGGCGGAAATCGAAGCCGCTCCCAACAGTGCCCTAGCTCAAGTGGCCGTTCAGTCGATCGGTGACCGCGATGTTGCGCGCGCGTGTGCCGCTGCCAAGCGCAAGAAAAAACCTTGAACCAATGGGCGGGGGAATGACCACATATCAGCTGTGGATGGTGGTGCTCGGGATCGGCGGCTTCTTACTGACCGCCGGAGTTATTATTGGTGGCTGCGTTTGGGCAGTAGCGAAGATCAAGGAGGATGTTACTGCCAAGATCGCCGAAGAGAGGACGCGAACCGGTGAGCTTGTGGACGCGGAGCGCGAGAACTTCCAGCGATCGATGAAAGATCAAACAGAGGAGTTTCAACGGTGCCTCAAAGAGATCACCGAGCGGTTCACCGAAGAACAGAAGGCCCAGGATCACACGCACGGCACCATGGGAATATCGCTCCGCGGCGCCATCACTGAGCTGAACGACAAGGTCTATAAATTCGAACTGTTCGTTCGAGACAAGTACGCGCTGAAGGAAGACGTCAAGGAATCCATCAGCGATCTGCGCAAGGCCATTGCGTCACTGGCGTCCGATATCAAGACGGACTTCAAAGAGCTTCACGCCAAGATCGACGCTAAAACATCCTGACCGGCTGGCGTGAGGTGACGACCGCCAGCCGGTACAGGAGGTAACACCTTGATTGCTTCGGTTGATCAGGTGGTACGACCGTAGAAGCTCGATCCTATACACCTGTTCCTAGCTCGCACAAAAAATCCCGGCTGGCTCATGTCAGACCAACCGGGCGGAGTTTCCCGCCGCACTAAATGACAAGAGCGGCGGATCCGAGAAACTGAAGGAGCCCGATCGGCGGGCGCGATGCCCCAAACCGTTGCAAACCGCATCACCAGCCGCAACGGGCAGCCGCTAAACGGAAAGCTTCTACGACCGTTCCAAAAAAATTCCCGGCCAGTTCTGCCCAACTGACCGGGCTAGTAGACCGACTCCATCGGAGCGGGTCGGTTCTCGTCCACAGCACCAACAACAGAGAGATTTACATGTTCCGCATCACCGCTTTCGCGGGCGCTTTGCTGTGCCTGCTCATTGTCCCTGCATCTGCCCAGAACCTGCATCCCCGCTGCAATATCGACTGGCCGTGTGTGGGAGCGACCACACTTCAATCGACTATCGATTCAAGTGTGACGCACAAATCGGCTCGAAAACTTAAGTATCAATCTCCCCGCGACCGCTTCCGCAACGTCGAGTTCGGCGGACCACTGGAGCCGGGCGAGACGGCGAACAGCGTCATCAACGCTTCACGGCCGTCGGGCTGTCCGGCGCGCGCCTGGTGCGGCTGCTGGCTGATGAAGCACCTCGGGCTGTCCGATCGGTCGCTATGGCTAGCCCGTCGATGGGCGAGCATTGGGGCTGATGCAGGGGGCCCGCGTGTCGGTGCCATCGTCGTGTGGACGCATCACGTCGGCAAGATTACCGCGGTCGACGGTCATCGCATCAAAGTCCTGTCGGGCAACGATGGGCGAGCGGTGAGAGACCGTTGGCGGACGACTGCCGGCGTCATCGCGTATCGAGTGCAATCGTGACCCTCGCCATCGCGCTCGCAGGCATCGGCCTTGTGCTGCTGATCATCTCGGAAGCCAAGACCCCCGTGCCGGACTACGGCTCCAACATCCCCGTCAATCGATGGACGGCTGTAGCAGCCCTCAGCATGGCGCTCCTGCTTGCAGCGTTCATAGCCGTGGCGTGTGCGTAA